AAAGAAGTATTTAATTTTTGAACAATACTATCTACATCTCTAACAAAAGATTGTTGTACTTGTTGATCGTAGTTTTCTAAAGGTTGTGTTAATGATTGTACTATTCTTGCCATTATCTTCTCCCATCTGGTTGATAATCAATTCTAAAAGTTCCAACTTTCCAAAACTGACTGGTGCTTGTGTTGTCTATTTTTAATGATATTGATCTTGCTCTAGCACGTGTATCTATTTTTTGTGTACTAGATGTTATTGTAAATGGACCTAACGACGAACTAACCTCTGAGTCATTTGGAAAATCTCTTAAATTTAATGTAACTCTAGTGTCTCCTGTTTGTGCTAAAAAATCTGGTAATACTCTTCTTATCTTCATTATAAATTCACCATCACCCTGTAGTCCTTGTTGACCTATATCAAAATCTCCAGATTCAATATTTGCAGTAATGGATGAAGTTGCACCTTCTCTTATTTGATCTAATCCTTTTTCATGTTCATAGTAATAACTAACACCGTCAATGTTTCCTTGAACAAAAGTTGAAGAACCAGAAGTTCCATTAGAACTTGTGTCATATTCTGTTGCATGAGGTTTACCAAATATAGCAGAATCTTGCCATGCGGATCTTGCTAATGTTCCTGTGGTCCAAACTGGTCTGTCCGGTGTTGAGTCTAGATAATTATAACACACCATTCTATTAACTGTGTTAGATGCAGAACTAGGATAAAACCACATTACCTCTCCAAACAAATTATTTAATCCAGCATTGACGTGTTGTTTAGGAATAGTGTTAATATCATCATAAACAAAATCCTCAACTAAACATGGTAATGATTCTAGTTTACCAGTATATCTAAAGAAACCATTTTCTGACATCCAATATGCAGAACCATCAACCTCTACAGCCGCATTCTTACCTATCAATCCACAGTTTGTACCAACTTGTTGGAAAGAAAAAGTAAAAGGCGAACCTACAAATCGCATAATAAATAATGCAGTATCGGTCCAAACATAAATTGCATCACGACCTCTAATAGCTCCTACAATTTTAGATCCGTCTGCAATCCTTTGAGTTCCTGCAGTATTAGTTGCACTAGGTGCATAAGCATCACTGCCATTAATATTTTCTTGATCAGAAAATCTTATAAACATTTCATCTCGTGTACTTGATGTACCAACTGTTGTTTCTGTTCCAAAAAATATTAAGTGTCTGTCCGGTGCTGATACTAAACTAAATGAAGATGCAGTTGGTGCATTTGCAAGTATAGTTGCTCTAGTTGATGTTGCACCTGTAGGATCAGAATCCCATTCAAATGTTTCGCCGCCAAATATAGTTGCAATAAGTTTATTACCAAAATTATCTAGTGACCATAAACCTGGCGCTGTTACAATATCTCCTGATGCTGCAGCATTCCATGCAAAAAAGTTTGATGCATCTGTAACTGTTGCACCTGATGAATGAGTTGCAGCTGTTGTACCATTTGCACCTCTAGTTAAACCTGTTAAAGTTCCACCACTGTTTCCAGTATATGTAATTAATTCTGTTCCTATAATAACTGTTCCTGATGATGGAAAAGATGTTGAACTTGCCATTGTTAATGATGTTACACTTGCATTTATTCCTGATGATAGTGTTGATGTAAATTGCCCTTGAGCTTGACCACCCCATGATCCAAGTCCCCAACCTGTTGTTGCTGTTTCAGTTGCAGGTCCTACAGGGTAATAATGTTTTATTCTAATACCACCTGATGTAGATGCACCTGATCCTGATTCATTAGATGACATAGTTATAGTTAACGTAGTATCTGTTGGTATTGATGCTACCATAAATTTTGTATCGTCAAAATCACCAGATCCAAAATTAGAATTAGTTATAGAAGTAAAGTTATCACATAATATAATATCACCTTTATTCATATTGTGTGCAGATGCAAAAGTTACAGTTACAGTCGCAGATCCATTAGTTGTAGAAAAAGCACTTGTTAAAGTTGTAGTAGATTTAATTGGGTGAATGTCATAAAAAATACCACCCGAGTATGCATATAAAATACTGCTGGTTCCTAATGCTGCATATTTAATACCGGATGCATTTACAAAATGATGAATAGCTGTATTACGACCAGTTAGTTCAACAGATCCTAATTGTGCCCAGCCACCTATTTTTTCAGGCGTGCCATATCTAAATCGAACGTTGTCTCCTGCAACCCATTGATTTTCACCACCTGTATCTGTAACTTGTTTATTAAACCCAGGTGCAAATTTTACTTTTTGTAACATATAACCTCATTGTATTACATATTCCTTATAGGTGGAATACCTAACATCGGCCTTTTGTCAAACCTATTTTTTTCAGCAAAAGGACCATTTACATGGTTATAATGAAGAAATACTTGAGCGCAAGTATTACCTTCTAGAGGTTCTCTCCAATGTTCTAATTCGCAACCACTATATACTAACATGTCTCCTACATCAAGTAAGACTTCTGTGCCTTTTGGAGCGTTGGGTTTATGTATCTGTTTATATTCATCTATAACTGTATTTGCTCCTGTACCATCAATAAATATAGGCCACTTGTCACCACCTAAATGAACAGTCGTTGATATCTCACAGCTAGGTCTGTCTTTATGTTTTTTTAATATATCACCTTTTTTATATATTCTTGCATAAGAATAAGTTGGTAGTAATTGTAATCCTGTTTCTTGTTGCATGATCGGTAGTACCTTCATCATTAAAGTTTCCATTACAGGATCAGCATAATGAGAATATGTATTAGGAACTTGTTGATCTGACCATGTACCTAACATGCCATTATTAAACACAATATTATTTTCATACATCCATTTTACTGCATCACGTTTAAGCATAAAATAATTAAATATAAAATTAGCTAACTCGTATGACACAGCATTTTTAATTACTTGGTATTTTTTATTTTGAAACATTTGTCCCATCTTTATGTTTAGTTTTATATTTTGATATTGCACTTAATAAAGTTTCTACTTCTTCATCTGGCACAACTTTTATTTCATATTCTTTTATTCCAAGTATGCAACCTGCAATAAATCTTCTCATTCCTATGCATAATCTATACTTACCATCTTTTTCAGTGCATATTAATGGGTTAATAATTCCATTTTTTTCTATATCTATTTTTAATTTTTTCCATTTTTTATTGCTTGTTTGAGACATTCGACCTTCTTTTGTTTGTAAATGTCTTTCTCGAAATACTATCTGGTTTTTATTAACAATCATACTACCATACATTTTTGTAAAAAATTAAAAGACACTGATATTCTTATATCATTTGATTCATTAGGATCAACACAGTGCATTAACCAAGACGGAAACATAATACATCTTCCAGTAATAGGTTCGTAATGTGTTTCTCTATATAATCTTGTAGGTTTCTCTCCGTCTTTTTGTCTAGGTCTAGACATAGCAGCAGCTGATCTTGGATCATCTATTTTTAAATTTCCACAATTTTTAGGAGCTTTAATATAATACACACCTGACCATAATGAGTTTGGATGTTGGTGAGCTCTGTTCATACCACCTGGTGGATTTATATTAGCCCACATATTACCTAATACTGGTTCACTTTCATAATGTTCTTGTTCATAAATTGTTTTTTGACATGCATATAACATATCAACTAATTTTTTATATTCAGGTAAGTTAGCCATATTAGTTGGTGAGTGCCAACCTTGCACATTAGTTCTTGTTATACCTTTATCTTTTTTAGACCACGCTATAATATCTCGCTCTAATTCTTGATTAAGAGTTGGATGTTTTATATCTGCAATATAAATAGGTGTTGGAAAATGTAATTCTCTGTGCATTATTTAAATGGTGTCCCTCCAAACCACATAACTAAAGATTTTCTGTTACCACGTATAACTGGTTTAACTCTATGTCTTATAAAAGATGCAAAGAACACAGCATGTCCTTGTTTTATTTTTGCAACTTTACCTTCGGCTTGAAGTTCTAAATCTCCACCTTCAAATTCATTTTCAGGAGATAACAAACAAGTCATAGATATTTTTCGAACCGGTGGTTCGTGCTGCATGTTTACATCATTATCCACATGCCAATCATAAAACCCACCTTCTGGATATTCTGTATATTGTGCCATTTCAGTTATAGCCATTCCATCAAAACCAAAATGATTGCCATTAGTTTGTTTCATAATTTTTTCTATGTCTTTGTACATATCATTCATTTTTTTAAATGGTATCCAACTAATATGTGAAGTTCTTGTTTTAGTATCTAACACTCCACCTTTAATCCCTTTATTATTTCCAACCTCTGCATTATTTCTAGGCTCATTTCTTCCTGCATTAATAATCAGCTGACATTGTCTAGGTGTAAAAATTGGTACAGTTGTTTCAGCTATAAAAGATCTCCATCGTGGTTCAGTAATCATGTAGCACCTCTATTTTTAATTGGATCAAATTGCACATCGCAATTAGCAGCAAGAGTTCGTCTAGTTTCAGTAGTGCCATTAAATGGATATACTGTATGTCTCATATCATAAGGAAAGATATAAAAATCTCTAAGGTTCATAGGTGGCTGATAATCTATTTTTGCAAACTGACCGTTTGTTGAACCGAGTATTTGTAGTCTACCATTTTGTGGCGTCTTTGATGCAGAGTATTCGTTACCATAAGTTGATGGTAACTTTAAAATCATAACACTTGATAAACCTGTAAATAACATTCCCCTATGAATATGTGCAGGATTATATTCATGTTGTTTCATTTCGTTAACCCATATAGAATTTAAATGAGTATCATAATCTTTAATCTTGTTAAATGCTAGATAGTGTTTAAACATAGTCATAAAATAATTTGTTACATTTGTTGGTAGCACATTATGATTTTTCATCTTTGTTTGGTCTTGACCATTATAAAATAAGGAATGTTCATTTTTAATTTTGCCTACTAATTGTTCATTAGCTGGAGCAAGATTATTAAAATTTTGTTCGTAAATTTTATTAATAGCTGTAAAAATATCTAAAGGCACTTGATACCTAAAAATATAAAATCAAATTTTTGGTTTTCCATGTTGTGTAAGTTTTTCTGTCTCTGTATAACTACTTTCTAATTCACCAGATTTTTTAATTCTTTGTAATGAATTTAATTGACCCATTACATTAAATATTTCAGCTTCACTAGAATTTTCATTTAATGTTTTTGCTTTCTCATGGTATTGTAATCCATATGATTCTAATTGGTGTTGGTTAACATCTTTGTCATTAAATGAACCATCATTAAATTCACTTTTTAATTTAGACCACATTTTAATTTCTCTCATTCTATGTTTTGCAACTTTTTCCATAGATGCTTTAGCAAATTTAGCTTCGTCTAAATCTATTTCGTATTTAGTTAGTTTATATTCATCTTTCATATGTTCTTTATCAGACTCAATTTTTATTTTATTTTCTAACCATTTAATTTTTGCTTCGTTTCTTCTATAGTCAAATGATAATGACATTAAATTATCTAAATAAGTAGATTGTTCTCTAACACATTGCCAGTATTTTGCAGCTCTAGTTGGGTATCTATTAGATAAATCTTCTTGCTCTAATAAATTATTTAAATGTATTTCTTCTTTTTTTATAATATCTTTAACGTCTTTTTTCATGTCTTTCTCCATTTTTTATATAGTATAAGCTTTTCAAAAATACTTGTCAAGTATTAAGATGATTCAAAAGTAACTGTACTAGTTGTTGGTGAAGTCCATTCTTCTGTTTCATCTGCAAGTCCTGGGTGTTTTCCACCGCCACATACTAAACCAGCAGTTATTGTTCCACCACCACCAAAATTTGATCGTGCTACATTTAAATCACCATCTTCACTCCAAGCTGTACCATTCCATACTTCTGTTTTTGTATTACCTG